GTGCATAACCCCCACTCGGCTAGTAGGCGTGCAATGGCATTGGTTCGGGCTATATCGTTGTCTGAAATGTCGGTGTCTTTACCATCCAGGGCAAATAACTGTTTGAAATGGAGAATGTAGTAGCGGCCTCTTTTGTGCAGGATATGACACGATTGGTAGAGAATTTTGTCGTTGCGGGAGGCTACGCCTATGCGGGAGAGGGTTTCACGGCACTTGAGGAAGTCATCGGGAGTTTTGAGGAGGATTTCAACACACGATTCAAGATCAAGCATAATAAACCTCGCAAGTTAGTGAGGTTATTTATGTTTTTGCTTATTTGGCTTTTCCGACCCTGCCACCCTTGTCGGTAAGGCGAATGACATTCTCAATCTGTGCTGCGCTGAGGATTTTGAGGGCTTCCATAGCCTTGTTGGTGGAACACTCAAAATATGTCTTGACTGCTTCCAGGGCATCGCTCTTGACTGTTTTTTGCCACTTGTGAAATCCGCGCCTTCTGGCTCGGACAATGCGCAGCAAATAGGCATGCTGCATGCGCTTGTCCAGGTGATGCCGTTGATTCATCTCGTTGGCAAACAAGATGGTATCTTGGTCATAGGACAAGGCTTTGTTGGTCAAGAACGGGACGTAAGACTTCTCATTCTCAGGGTCCAACGCAAACAAGTCGCGTTTGCCATGTTGGATTTCCTTGACAAAATCAAAGGGGGAGAGTTTTTCAGACATGTATATCCTTGCAATTATCAAAATGCCACTTTTGCATAGCACCATTGCCACCAATTTTACCACAGTGGGTACAGATGACTTTTCGTTTAGGTCTACCTTTTGTCTGTAAAGACTTATTCATATTTTGGAGGTATGAGTGTTTGAATCCCTTGGAAGCCTTGCCGCCAACACCATTTTTGTTACCCATCATTTTTAGGTTGGGTCGTCCTTTGGTTGACTTTCCGCTGGCAATTTGTGCTAGCCGTGTGGCCTCTTCATTTGTAATCTGCCCTAAAATTGCAAGTCCAGCAACTCGATCATATTCAATGTGAGTAATCTCATTGAAGTAGTGTAAGTGAACTTGACCGTGTTGCTCTGTGGTTAGATTGACCATGTTGCCAAACGCATTGAAACCTTTGAAATTTCCAAAGCGGGCCCGCCACTCATGTTTGGGAACGATATGGTGCCAAGCCATCTATAGAAACTCACACCCCATCATTATTTCTACAAAAAGTGCCATAACATTTATTTCCTGATCTGCAACGAAGGCTGATTTATACCCGTAATCTGCTAGGAGTAATACTACTTGTGGAACTGATTCGGGCTTCACAATAGTATACATGTTGTCGTAGAGTTTCCTAAACAGTGTTGTGGGTTCGATGTCATGTGAGCCGACCCACTTTCTCAGCGCACCAAAGTCCTTGGCTTTGAGGTACCCAATCACCTCTGAGATTTCTACATCGCTCAGGCAACTGAGCAACCCCACATCGATCTTTCCGAAAGAAGAAAATCGTTGCAGTTCGTTGAGAATGCGTCTGAAGTCGGGGAAGAACTTCTTGATAAACTCCACCAATACTTTTTTATCATACTCAATAGATTCCGCTGCCAGGATCATCTGGACTCTGGAAAAGAAATCAAACGCCATCTTCTGCTTTTCCGTCGCTTTGAGGGTGAAGTCCACCACGGCGCAGCGAGAGTGCAGTGGGTCAATGATTCGCCCTTTGTAGTTACAGGTGAAGATGAACGAGCAATTGCCAGCGTATTCTTCCAGGGCATTGCGAAGGGCAGGCTGTGTGGAATTGGGGTTCAGATAATCAGCCTCGTCTATGATAATTACTTTACGACCACCAGCCATAGACAGGCTTGAGGCATAATTCTTGATCTTCGTCCTGAACACGTCAATACCAGATTCATCCGAGCCGTTTATCACCAGATAGTCACACCCAATTTCCTCACACATGGCTTTCGCTATCGTAGTCTTGCCGACACCTGGACCCCCATGCAACAATAGATTGGGAATCATGGCTTGCTTGACATACTCTGCGAAAGGCAACTTGAGCCTTTCGGGTAGAATACAATCTGCTACCGTTTGTGGTCTATACTTCTCTGTCCAAAGAACATGCTTCATAACTACCCCCTAAAACCTCCTAGAATGCCCTAGAAACGACGATCTCCCTAGCCCCTGCACCCTGATACCAGAAATGCCCCGAAACCTTACGGAAATCAGGGCATTCCTAGTGTTCATTTTTGAACAAACAGGCTACTTTCGCTCAATCAAGGCTTGCACGATCACGAGCAAATCGAACACATGCCCCAATTCTACCTTAGTCTTGCCTGACATGCTGCCTTCAAGTCTTGCGACCATTTGCAACAGGCGTGCGCGTTCGCGTTCGCGTGTCACGATTCTCTCTTCCAATTCTGACAATAATGCCATATGTTTCTTCTCCTCTTGTTCAATTTGAAACGCTTCAAAATCCCACTGTTTCAACTTGGTGAGCCATGTGGGGAATGGACTCTCAACCACAGTAATAGGATTGCAATACTGCACCGGCACGTATGGGCATAGGATAAACCCAGGTCGGTAATTGCCCATGTAGGGTGGTTGCACGTCACTAATATCATAGCGGTCAAACCATGCAGCAATTTCCCGTGGGGTCATTACTTCGCCTTCTGCTCTAAAGCGATCCAGTAGGCTAACTTGCGAGCGGTGTTCTCAAAGTGCGAGACCCCCTTGGAAGAGATCGTGACCTTGTAGGACCCTGGCAACATTTTCCAGTTTTCAGTCTTGAACATGAAGAAGCAATCAGGTCCCGTATGGGTTTCCACTCTGAGGGTATCGGTATGCGCGGCATCGTTTGCGCCATCGAGGAGTTGGAGAGACAGGAATCCCCCTTGACCCACCACGGCAATGTTCGGGCATCCTAGGACACTGGCACACTTCATTGCCCATTCCATATCAGCTTCCGTCAACAGGAAGGTGGCATCTTGTGTGGGCACCACGATGTTTTTATCGGGTGCTGGCTTCACAGCGGAAGCGTCACAACAACGGTAAGTGATCTTGCTGCGTCCATCCAGCCCACTAATCACTAAGTTGTTTCCATCAATATCAAGGTCTGGTGTTTGTTTGTGGAGGGAGAGAATGGCGAGGAGTTGAGTCAGTTCCCCGATACCAAAGTCCACTGGCATCGTTTCATCAATGGTGGCTTCTGCGAGGATCGTCTTTTCTTTGCTGACGGTGCGGAGCAGGTTGCCTTTCTTGATAAAGATACCGTCTTGGATTGCGGCATAATTCTTGAGTAACTCTAAGGTGGCTTCTGACAACTTCATGGGAACCTCACAAATGAATAATAATGTAGTGATACACGACAGATAAGATTATAGCACAACGGAGTGGGAAAGTCAATCACATTCGTATCCGATCATCGGCATGGGTCTGTGTGGGCATGACTCGTTCAAACATTTCATGATTTTGGGCAATGTGGCGCACGGCGTCCCGCAAGTTGGATAAGGTGCCATCGTTATAGATGATGTGATTGATTGGAGACCCGACCCAATCCCACTCGGATTGATGGACCCCAATCATTTCTGTTGGGGAAAGTCCTTCGGTATTCACCTTCCATGCGGTGTCATACCAAGACGGTTCATCCCCACGGCGGACCCGCACAATCACCCCACCTTCCTTTTGTATTACTGCGATTTCGTTCTTGAAACGAACATCAGTCACCACGGTATTCCCCCGTTTGTTGCAGCGATTGAGCAAACTGATAACCCAAATATCCTGATGGAATACGTTGCGTCCCGCTTCGGTGCCTAGGAGTTGCAAGGCTAACCGTGGGGAGAATGGTTTTCCGAATTTCTCTGACCAGAATTCATCGGGTTGTTCCCGCCAATCCCTTGAGGCTTTTGTGCTCCCCTCAAGCATGGTGCGATTCCACCCAAAGATATTAGCCACGGCATCTTTGAGCGGTGCTGCAAAGGAGTCTTGGACAAAGCCGTGATCCTGTACGAGCAAATCTCCTACAGTTCCCTTTCCGCACCCGATGAATCCGACAAGACCGATAATCATAATAAAGACTCCTGTTAGAGTTTCCCAGTCAATTCAGCGATCTTTGCCATGTTCCCAGTAAAGGCGAACGTGCCAACATGTTGCGTCTGAATCCAGGGGCACAACCAAATCTGCCCACCAGTCCGACGAAACCATTGGCAAAACGCATAATCTTCTGAGAGGTATCGCTCTGAGACCGGATCAATTTCTGTGTCAAAAAACGCATGAATGTAGCGGGTGCCATCAAAATTCTTTTGCCCAACGTGATCGGGGCGATATTTCTTCTCAGGATACGCAGCAGCCCATACCGCAAACACTTCTCGTTTAATGAGCATGTAGCCTGTGCCAATCTCCATGACTTCCAAGGGTTCAGAGACTTGGAATCGCTCAGTGCCTTTGACGACATTGAACACGTAGTCACCCACGACATTTTCAAGTTCCTTGGGGTCCAGGGTGGGATGGTTGCGTGCGGCGGTAGCGACATTGCCCCAGTTGATTGCCTTCTTGGGGTAGGGTGCACCGATTACATCTTTGTCCAGTGCCATCATTGCGATGATATCTTGAGGATTGAAATGGATATCCGCGTCAATGAAGAGAAGGTGGGTGAAGTCTGTTCGCAGGAATTCATCAACGAGGTAATTACGGGCCCTGGTAATTAAACTCTCATTGAAAATAAATGAGAAGCGGGATGTGATGCCGTATTGCTGGAAGATGGTCTGAAGGTCTAGACAACTCTTCATATACATGCCTAGACACTGACCCCCATACATAGGTGTCGCAATAAAAATCTTCTGCTTCCGAAGTTGCTCAATATCAATCTTTATTTCCATGCCAAACCTCCATGTGTGTAGTGAGTGTCAGTAGTATATATGCGTCATTTTTTGGAACTGAGTCCTAGCATGGTGTGTAGCAAATGGCAAACACAAGGAGGGCTATCAACAAAAACCATAGCAGTTCTTCTACTACTACGGCGTTCATGCTGTGCCTACCTTTTCCACAAGACCAGGAATTAGCACTACTTGAACCCCTGCTTCATGATACAGCGTTTGGCTCAACTCAATAGACTTCTCCCATCGGGGATTGAAGGACAGCGGGGCAACCACTCGTTTGATACCTGCGTTGATTATGATTGCGGTGCATTTAGAACAGGAGAGGAACGGCCAGAGGAATAGAGTAGTGCCCTCAAGAGGCTGAGTCGCAAATAACAGAGCATTGATCTCTCCATGTATGACCATGCTGTATTTCACTTCACGATCATTCAATCGTTCGGGGGTGTCTTTCACACCACGCGGAAATCCATT